TAACAACTACGCCATTAACTTTTATATTATCTACACTATAACCATTATTTGATAATATTTCAGAAATAGTAAATGTATCTTCTAGGTCAACTGCTGGTGCTACTCCATTGTCAACACCTGTAAAGTTTTCTGTAATGTTTCCAGGTGCAAGGTTGACACCAACATTATTTTCAATAATATCATTAGGAGTAGTATCGAAATCTATCAAGATACTTTTCTCTCCGTTATTGATATCCAAAGTAATTTGTTTATTTGTAACATCAGGAAATGCAGGATTAGTAAGAGAACCGTCAGCAATACCTTCTCCAATAACAGTAGGTATAAGGCCTGATTCTGTAAATGTAACTGTCTCTCCATCAACTGTTAGTGTACTTAATGCTGGTACTTCTGTAACTGTATTGCTTCCGTCTACAACTATAGGCAACTCAATTACATTAGTTACACCTTGTAATGTAGTCGATATTCCTTCAATTGTTGCAACTGTGCCTGGCGTAAACCTAGGCTCTGAGTTAACACCTGTGCGTGTAACTCCTTGAGATACTGCATTTAATCCAGTACTGTCTACATTACACTGATATAATCTTCCTTCGTGTCTTACTATTGTGCCTAACTTATAACTTGTACTGTCGTTCCAGGTTTCATATGATGTATAATCTGCACTAGTGTCAAATATTTCTGATATATTTTCTAGAGATTCAATTGTATATCGTGCCTCGTCTTTTAACACTTCACCAGCAGTAAATAAATCTAATTCGCTTTCTTGTATACTTGTAGTAGCAAATGTATTATTTCCTTGGTTAACCATTTTACTACTGTCATTTGGAATACTAATAACATTACTATCTGTACTTGTATCAAATACAATTACTTGTGGATTAGATTTTAAGTCACTGTTGTTTAAAACAATTTCCGTGCTTTCTAATTGATTTGTATCGCCCATATAGCTGTGCCTAAACATAAATTGTTCATAGCCGTTTACTGTTGTGCTTCCGTGATTTAATAATGTTGTTCTGTTTAATCTATTAAGTGCGTTTGTAGTACCACAGTTTTTAACTGCGCCTTTATAGAAGTTTGATACAGTTGTGCTATTTAGACCTAAAGTGTCTGCCCAATCTCTTCCTACATTACCAATAGTAATATTTTTAGCTTTTGTAATTTGATCATTAAATTCAGTTATGTCTGTTCTATAAAAATCATTTGTTGCCTCTACACTACTATCAAAGTTTTGTACAATGTGATCATTTTTAATTAAGTAACCTGGCGCACTTATATTACCATCCCAGTCAGTAGTTTTTTGTCCTGATAGTAATAATCTTCTTTGGTAATTTCCTCTTGTGCCATCATACATTTTAACACCTAGCGATGTTGTATTGTTTAAAACAATAGCATGCTCGTAGTTAATTACTGCACTGCTCAATCCACCAATGTTTGCTTTGTCTTTTGTATCTATTAAGACACTTCCGTCTTGTCTGGTTATGCCCAAATCCTTAACTTCAAAAATATTATTATCAGTAGTCAAGATATCATTGTTATGATATCCATATGTATTATATTCTTGTACAGCACCGCTTGCAGGTGTAAACGAAATACTATTACCTAATTCAATATGTAGCACATCGCCTTCGCCAGCATTGATAGTCCATTTAATAAAGTCTAGTGCTACAGCATCTCTTTCAGTTTGTAGATCATATCCGTTTACATTCATATATTCCCAATAACCTCTTATGAAGTTATATGTGTCTTGTATCTTCTTAAACTTTGTGCCAAACTCTGCTACACTATGGTTGTTAGCAAACCTGTCGTATTTCCTAAAAGATAAATCTTTAAATGTAATTGTCTTACTTAAAGCATGATTGCTTAAATCAGGTTCATAAAATAAAAACTCTTGTCTACTGTTACTAATACCATCTACTTGATAAAATACATTAGTTTTTGTTATTGTAAGTTTACTTGCACTAGGTATTACAGACGCTAGACCTTTGTGCATTACAATTTCATAATCTTGATCAGTAAGTGTAACAGGGCCAAGAGAACTACTATCTGCTTTTATGTCAAGCAAGTTCTTTCCTGTAAAGCCAGCCACTTTGTATATTAAGTGAGTATCTAAACTTTTATATATTTGTGCAAGGTCTGTATCATATTGGTTTCTTAAAATAAAGTTATGCTGTGCTTGTAAAATACCATTTGAAACGTGTGGAACTTTTTCCAGTAAAATTTCTATGTTTGTATTATTTTCTGCAGCACCTGGTATATTACTTACAATAGTAGGCTGAACTTTAAATCCTGATCCTCTTCTATCAAGAGATACACTACTTACAAATTGATGTATGTCTCCATTATAAATGTATCCATCAGCTTGTGAATAATTAATGCTTGTATTTAGAATAGGAGTATCCTCAATACCATATAATTTAATAAAAGTATCACTAATTTTAAAGCCATCCACTTTATTGCTAAAAGTTATACCTTTAACAGTATTGTCATATACAACTCCTGGAATTTTATAATCTTTAGGAGACATGAACAATTTTGTTCTCTCACTTATACGTGCATTTCTATTTTCGTTTTCTGTTAAACTACCTGGTTGTAATAGGTCAGTCCATGCTTTTGCTGGACTTAGTTTCACAATTGCGTCTACTAAACTCATGTATCCTTGGTCTGAATTTCTCCACTCTTGTTCTATTGGTCCCCAATCTCCAAATACAAATGGTTGGAACCTATTTAATTCACTTGGATATCCTAATACTTGGTGTGGAAATACAAGAGTGCCGTCTGTGCTAACTGGGCAACTTGCATTCCAATCCCAATTAAATCTTGCATGTGTTATGTTGGTAGCTTGTAGATTTACGTAACCATTTTTTAATGCATTAATTAATGCATCTCTTTTAGTAGTGTCGCCACCTTGAACTATCCAACTATATCTTGAATCCCACCAGCTAGGCTTATAGGAGTAACCTAACATGTGCCAAGGAGTAGTATGTGGTGTTGCGGTTCCAAAGATATGTGTATATGCACCTACCCAATGACCTGGCAACTGTTCTAAATTAGTATAGCCTGGCAATGCAGTTACTACACTACTGTAATTCCAATTCCATGGAGTTTGATCATCAAAGTAATCTGTAGGCGTTAGTGTTGTTTGTCCAGTTCTAATATACCACTGTTTAAAACTTTTTTCTAAATAGTTATCGATAATATTTGTGTTGTACCAAGTACTTCTGTGAGGTGCTGGTAGATAGTCATAAATGCTTTTATAATTAGTATTTTTTACTAATCCACTGTGTATTCTTCTTTCTAAATCAAACAAACATGCTGCAACTGGATCAAAGTCTGTACTTTTTAGATCCTGCAAATCTGCTGTTGATGATATATCATATTCATATCCATCATGACATACTATTCTTTCGTCGTGTCTTGTAGGGACATATGCCATATGTAAACCTAACTTAACACTACTAGGAGGAATATAACTATCACTGTCCATGTCGTGATATACAACTTCTATATATGGATCTAATCCAGGAGAATGAACAACATCTGTAATTAAGTCTATATGATCTCCACTAACTGTATAATCAACATCCTTAGTAAGTAGCCTCTTTATTAGTCTACCATCCTGTAAATAGTCATCAGACATGTATACATAAAGATGATCCTGTATTAGATAGTCTTTGTTAGTTACAAAGTTAATATAATAATCTGATATATTTTCTTGTAATAATATTTTTTGTTTTAGCGATGTGTCGCTATAAGCCATATTACTATTTTTATATAATTCGCCGCCCTTGCGATTAATTGTTATCAAGTTAATTGCATCATTAGTTAATTCATAAGTTGAAGTATATGGCTTAGTGGAATATAATCTTCTAACTTGATTTATAAACCTTGTTCTAAATCCATCCCAATCTCTTCCTTGTTCGATTAATGCGCCTGAAATATTTAGACTCTTGTCAACAAAACTAATGTCATGAGTATTACTTAAATCTTCATGTACAAATATAGTACCGCCACCAGCACCTAACAGTTTACTACTAGAGCTATAATTGTTGTTACCCATTATGTCGCCCTGGAAGTCTGGGATATGTCTTAGCAACGAGTGCCAATGGTCTAATGTTTCTGTAAACGTAAATGTATCTACCATTTCATTATTAGAATTATATTCTAATACTTGTGGGATACCATTTGTTGTACTAGTTTTATTATTGATAAATTCAAGCACAACTATATCATTATTTTTTATTTCTTTTTCAAATACTGTAATTTGATCAGCATCAACAGTATGTGCATTGCTATCTAATACTTTTCCATTTATAGTTAATTCATAATAAACCTTATCAGCATCTTCACTTACAATAATATATGGCTTGTTTATAAACTCTGCTCTACTATAATCAACATACAGTTGTAATCCGTTTGTGTCTCCACCAAAGTCAATATTAATTTTATTTGAAAAGCGAGTTACATTGATATCCTGAGACACATAACCTGCTGGCAAGTTTTCTATATCGTGTCCTTCATGTGTGCGTATTGTAATTGTATTATTTGGTATCAGGTCATAAATGTTTATATTAGTTTGAGGACTTGCTAATAGGTGAACATTATTAGATTGACTTTTGTCAGTCACAATTCCTGGGCTTACAAGTTCTGATACTACAGCCTCACCATAGTATTCATGTATATAATAATCTTTAGTAGTTCTCCAATTACTATGACCATATGGAATAGTAAGGTCCTGGTTATTATTTTCAACTACATATCTATAACTATTTTTTGCACCATGTGGTATTTTACTTTTTTCATAATTAAACTTTAACAAGTTATCTACTTTAAAGTAAACCATATTGTTGAGTATTCTACGATTGGTTATATTTCTACTAAAGTTACTTCTGTATACTGCTTGAAAAACTTCTGTTTCCAGGAAATTTTCAAATACAAATTCTGCACCTTTAGGTCCATCTTGATAAGCTACTGCAAATGATAGCTCTGTATCATTAATTCCTGTACCAACTTTATATCCAAAGACTTTACTGCCTTCAAAGGCACTTTTAGGAAGATCTTGTATTTTATCTCCTTTGTCATCATACAGATGAAATAAAGGTGGTTGGTTAACTCTAGTTTTATTTTGAGCTATTCTCCATACAGATCCATCGTAAAACAAATCTGCATCTTGATATTGATGAGATAATCTAGGAGCATTGCGAGCATTAGTTACATCGTCCACTTCTAAAGTTTTTACTGCATTAAGTTTATATACACCTGCATCTTTTTCTACTCTAAACAGTTTACGATATTTTTCATCTGTATCTGATTTCAGTTCAAAAACAACAGTGTTGCCGTTGGTCATACTAGGATTGATATCATCAACACCATCATCAGCATCAGGTATAACAGCATTGTCATAATATAATCCGCCAGCATTTTCTTTAGGAGTATATTTACTATCTAAAGGAACAATAAAGTCAATGTGCCCAAGCTGTTGTTGGTCATCAGTTCTTTGACTTACATGGTTGAATAGATGCATATTGCTATCAAATTCTATAATAGGTCTTCTTGCAATTCTCTCTTTACTTAAAAGTAGATCCTTGTCAAAATACATTCCGTATCTATTGTGTAAATTTAAAATTGTTTGCTTGTTAACCCAGAAGTTTGTTCTACTCCATGCTGTTTGATAAAAACAGTTTTTGTTTATAACATGATAATCTTTAAGAACAACATCACTTACACTTGCATCATAATTAGAACTATTCCATCCTTGTAATCTTGAAGTCCATTTTTTATCATCCAAAGTTAAGTTTGGAGATACAAATGTTCTTACTGCCCACTTGCCTGCATTTTGTTCCGCTACTGCATCTAAAATTAATTTATAAGAATGAATACCATGTCTATCTATCTGTGTAAGATAAACTTTTGCCATTTCTGCCTGTGCTCTTGCTACCAATTCTTGGCCTGAGAAATTTAATATACTTCCCCAATCCCATGCATTACTAAATTGTACAAGTTTTTCATGAACATAAAGTGTATTATTGGAAGCTTCGTTTGTAAAATACCACTTGTCAAAAAGAGGTGTAGAGGGACTAGAAATATAATTATCTAATAATGTAATAGGATGAACATTAGAAGTATCTGTTGGAGATACTGTAACTAGTTCACTATGATCCCAAAAATCATTTTCTTTTACTGATGCAGGACTATAAAAGTTATAAACTTGTCTTCCTTGTCCTACATCTTCGTTACTATATCTATCCCTATATAATCTTAGGTTTATGCTTTGTCCTACGCCTGTTACGATGTATGTTTTCTCTCTTACATCTTCATGCCATTGCATACCTGTAAAGTAGATTATCATACTATCTTCTAGCTCAAATGTCTCGTTATCATCAACCAATGTATAGTTTAGTCTGCCTTGTGCATCGCTTACTGGGTTAACTGGAGTAGATGAATTTTCATTTATACTTGTATAGGTTGGCATTTCTTCAACCCAATAATAATTATTGTAGTTTACAAATTTGTCAATGTCGACAGGAGGACGTAAGTAGTAACTGGTGCTTGCATATGCTGAACCAAAATTATATTCATTAAACTCACTGAGTATTTTTGTTTTAACATCATCAAAAGTAAGAGTATGCTTGATAGAACCATCTATATTTTTCGTTACCATACCAGGAGCGTATGAGTTATCATCATCATAAGAATCCAATGCGGTGCTATATCTACCATCTTGTGATCCAATGTAGTTGTTTAGGTCTTTTAAATTACCTTTACTAATCATTTGATCAAGAGTACTATCTAACCATTTACTATTAAGTTTGGTCTGAAATACTCCTGGTAAAAAATTACTTGACTTAATTTTATTATTCTTAAAGCCACCTGCTCTTTTTTTGTTGTTAGCCATTTACTGGGCTCCTGTTCTTAGGTTTTCATCTGTAATGTTTTGTATAATATCAATATCATTTAAACTTACATCTGGTATAAACATCTCATCTGAGTTAGGTGTGATTTGGAATAAATCTCCAAATACACTGTCTGGTCCTTGTGGCACAATTACAAAGCTACTAACCGCACCACTTAATTTTTTATGAACATAAGCAGCCAGCTCTGTGAAATAAAATGTTTCACCAAAGTCCCAATTGCTTACTGAAAAATATTCATTTATTGCTTTCACGCATCTTGTCTTCACATCACTATCTGTTATATTGGATCCAGGAAGTTTAATTACTCTAAACTTGGCTTTAAAATCAGATGATGCACGATGTCCAAACAATGGTTTATATTTGACCGCTTTGTATACGATTGTATCACTCATTGCTTTTTTACTTTTGATGCTACTAAACTGTTTTGTTAAATTATATGTTGAAGGAACTTTTGGTTCCTCTCCTTGATTAGTTGTTAACCAATTTCTATATTCTGTATCATATACAGAATTAAGAACAAATACATCTACAATATTTGTAAAACTAGGATCAACTACTTCATTATCAGCAGCAATGTGTTTCCATTCAAATCTTAAATTATTGTTTCCTGCCTGTGTAACAACATCATTAAAGACATCAGGATTGTCAGGTCTACTATTATTATTACTATCTATTAAACTTAGATAAACCTTATTACTTGTTGTTATACCATCTTCGTCAACTTCATAACCATTAATATAAAATGTTCCTAGTTCAGTAATAGCATTGTTACTTACTCCAGTAATTATAACACTATCTCTAAACGGTTTATTTGTCCATTGGTCTAGGGATTTTTCATTAGTAATATTACTAAAGCTAACTTTATTACTTGACAATGTATACTCTGTAATTCTATAATTAATTTCATACTCATTAGTAGTTGGCTGATAATTTATATGGATTAACCAATCTGAGTTGTCAATAGTACTGTCATTATAATTGGGAACTGTTAATGGAGGTATCGCATCTACCGACGGTAAGATATCCCATGAGCCTTTTATATAATCAAATTTAATTCCAAATTTTTGTTTAGACTTAATATATGCAGTAATAACTTCAGTTTCTCTTGTAGTAAATTTTCTAGATAAACTTGGATAAATTATATCAATAGCACTTCCGTTAGGTATTACAGCATCTAAAACAATTGCACCTTTACCTGACGAGTCTATACCACTTGCTGTTCCTGCTTCGCCTACCTTATCAATACCAAGCCCATCAAGTAAAATACTAATAACTTTTGTCCACATTGATTCTCCTGTTGGAGTTGTAAACTTGACTAAGGCGCCTACTGTAAATAATTCAACATATGTACTTTGTGTCTTGCCTACTCTTACTATTTCAGCATTATTATCATAAATTAAATATCCTGATGTCGCTGTTGCACTATTGGAACTTGTTGTATTCCACACATATGCATTGTCTCCAAATGTATTTCCTGTGGTTAATACTGGTGCATATACTGGAGTTGAACTTTGTTTAAGACTTGCAAAATCTTCTGAAACTTTATCATAGTAAAAGTTAACAAAGTTATCATCCTGTAAAATAGGTTTTATATAATTTTGAAATACACTGGCTGCTGACTCTCCGGCTGAACTTTGTTGTGGATTTAATTCATTAGCTTTAGCCAATGTTCCATCTTTACCAAATACATCTAAACTTGAATATGCTCCAGTTGGGTCTGTAAAGTCAACGTACCTACTATGTCCTGCGAATGTTCTGTTTACACTTTTAATTTTTTTAACACCACCCACTTGTGATTGTAAGATGCTGTTATAGTCCTGTGAGGTAATTAGCCTATCTTGTGATGCATAGGCTTTAGGTGCGTTTTCTTTAATACTATCTAGGGTTTCGCTACTACTTGCTGTACTAATACTACGTTTAAGCTGTACAGTCATGACTGCATTGTATGTGTTACCATCTATACCAACATAGTTAATAGATAGCTTTTTGTTTACAAGATCGTCTGGTCTTACAGTATATGTGCTATTTTCACTTACACGATACCAAACTCGTGTATTGCCAACTGGTAAACTACCAAATAGTTTATCAGGAAATCTAATGCTAACTCTGTTATTTGTTCTTGTTTTAACACTGAAAATATCTCTAACGCCGCCTGCAAAGCTATTATAAATTACATTTTCACTATTGGTATCTAAAACTTTATTCCAACTTTTCACAACATTTCCTGATGTGTCGATAGTCTGTACCCAAACATCGCTGTTGTTAATATTGTCTGTGTCAATATCTAATGTTAAATTATCTATTGGGTTCTCAATATTAAAATCGTCAAATTGTAGTGTGCCTTGTTTTACACCTACAAAAAACCCTGTATCATTACTTGAAAGGCCTTTGCCATCATTTTTATAATATATACCAAAACTACTCTGTGGGTCTGGAGATTTCTCTACAATTGTTTGTGAAGTTGTGTCATAGTCAACACTTATTAAGTTATAGCTTACTTGGTTACCATCTGCAAATCCACTGATATCAAATCTAATTTGGCTGGCAGTATTATTTAAATCATAAAATTGTGTTGATACACCATCTAGCATTACTTGTTTCTTTGGACTACCAAAGTTGTTGCTAGTTTGGAATACTGCATTCATTACTGTAATAAAGTTGTCTATATTGTTTACATCAGTTGTGGTTTCAAATCTAATATCTTGTCCACCCAAACTTGTACCTTCACTACCAATAACTGCTTCGTTAGTTTTAACACTTACTACTTTCATTTCTCCAAACGCTGGCACATTGCGTCGAGGACTGTATCCTAAAAACTCTGCAAGTTTAAAAACACTCTCTTGTTTTGTTGCAGTACTTAGAAAGTTATTGCGTGTATTTAAGTCAACTCTGTATGCTAAGTTATGTCCAAATTGTGCAACTACGTCAAGTAGTGCTACAAATTCAGCCGATTCAATCCAGTCATTATAGTTTTCTGGATAGGTGTTGCGTACATACTCAACCATAGTAGTTCTAATTGTATCATAGTCAAATGCTTGAAAGTTTGCATTGATATATGATTCATAAACAACTGTATAATCTTCTGCCGCGAACAATTTATTCTGTCTTTTATTTTGTGCCATTTTTTAAAACTCTATATCTTGTTCGAAATCTCTATCGAATTTAACTTGCAACTCAGTTGCAGTTGTTGTTGGTAAATAAATTAACTGCACAATTATTGTAATTGCTTGTGCATCTGATTGTACATTTACCTTACTGCTATTCAACTCAAACCTAGGATCGTTGGATACTATTGTTAATACTTCTGTATTAATTAAATCAATAGTAGATTCGTCCAAAGGTTGAAATACATAAAAAGGCAAGTCGCTACCAAAGTCTGGATTGGTCCACTTTTCTCCTTTTCTAATATGAAAATGATTGATTAAATCTTGCTTCGCTAAATCTAAATTAGTTAGCGTAGTGCTTGTAAAATCGTTCAGAGTTGTTGTATAGCCTGTTATTTTAGTCATATTAATATTTATGCTAATAATTAACTACTAGGTTTATACTGTGATTTTTGTATTTTGTATGGTAAGTTTGTCTTCTGGCCACATGATATAGTCCTGCCAGGAAGCGTCTGGAATAGTAGTATGATAGTTTCTACTTGCAAAATTAAGCTGGTGCCAACTAGGACGTTTTGGATCCTGTAATGGCTTAACAATTTTATCGTTCTTCTTTACATTACATGGCCCGCATGCCGCT